AGCTCTTGGCATATTAAATTCGACACCTGGGGCAGTGAAATCATCTGCTCCAATAGCATCACCATCTGATCCAACAGCACCGGCTACACCCATGAATAAACGCATGTCAAAAACGTTTGTTACAAGGTCAGTTGCACCCGCCATATCTGTTAATAGTTGGTTTGAACCATTTGATTTGGTATCAAGGTACATGGTTAAAGAACCACTAATTACCCTAGCACCTGTAAATGAACCGATCGGTTTATCTACAATACCAATTGTTTCTGGTGTTACATAAGTAACGTTGTTTGCAATAGTTATAGAACCACCTGTGATATTAATATCATAAGTTCTGTCGTCTAAACCATTTGAAGCTGATCCGCCACCTTGTGCATCAGTGTCAAGATATAATGTTGAGAGTTTGTTTCTCAAGTAATCTGCGTCTGATGGACCGGTTGTATCTACATAGTTATAAGTCTCTACAAATGTATCAGTATTAGCACTGGTTGGTGCTGCTTCTGAAGTTGTTTGAATTATAAACTTTGAAGGATCTTCAATTGCTTCTTCTACTTGATCAATAGTTGTTGCGTTACCAGACCATGTGATCTGTGCAATACCGTCAATAGAGAAGTCTATTTCTGCTTGGTTGACCTGTGCATCATTCAACCTGTATGTTGTGTTTTCTAGTGCAAAGAATAAATTCAGTTTCATAAGTTCATGAACATCTGATTTTGTAAAAGTACATTGTGAACCATTTTGAGCAGTAGTTCCGACTACTACACCACGTCCATCTGCTGCTGCGTCTCCAACTAAGGCTGTACCTGATAAAGCTGCCCATAAAATGTTTTCACAACAATCATGATCGTCTGCAACTCTAAAAGAAGCTGCTCCATGAACAAATGGTCGTACATAAGTACCGAATGACCATTCTGCAGGTGGTAAAGAGTCATTGAATCTTTTTGAACCCCTGTTAGGTGTTGCACCAGCTTCTGATATAGAAACATCACTAGAGTCTGAACCCTGTGAAAAACTATATCCGTCTAGTACACCAATTCTGAATGTGTTAGCTGTTACTTCGTTTCCTTTGAACTTTCCTGTTCCTGTTCTTGTGCCATCTGTTGTTGTTGTTCCTGCAACTGAATCAACAGTTACAACAAGTCCGGATGCGCCAGAATTATCTGTTCCTGCGTAATTTTGAACAGCACTTTCTGTTGCAGTTTCATCAACTACAAATGCTGCACCTCTAAAGTTATTTGGAATATTTATAGTAGCTACTGGGCCAGTTGAACTGCCTCCAGTAATTGATGCTACAATACACTTAAAGCCTGTGCCGCTACCACTAGTTGTTCCTAATGTTACGATGTCGCCTACAGCATATCCAGTTCCTGCAGTGGTTACATGGCAAGTTTTCACTCCTCCAGTTGCACCAACTCCATTTACTGAGCTTACAAATACTTTAGTATTTCTTGATAGATTTAAAGCCATTTGCTTTCTCCTATTTTATCGTCTTTGAAAGTACGTCGCTAGATTTTTATCAGCGTTTGTAATTTCGATTAATACCTGCACACTATTGATAGTTCACCAATTCCTAAAGGCTCTAAAACACCTTCATCAGTGGATAACGACAATAATGTTAAGGAAGTCGTTGTTAAGTTTGGACTTACGGTATCATCATAAGTCAAAACATCGTTGTCGTCTAGTACTCTTTCAATGTCTTCCATTAAAAGTGCCAAGACTTCTTGTGGGTCGTCTTGATCTTCGACATAAACTCTTATATCTAGATTAAGAAACCTCCATTTAAATTCACCTGGTTGATACTCTCTAGTTTCATCTCCTGCGACTACACAAACTTTTGGGTACTCTTGAATTTGATCTAAAAACACCATTCCTGAATGAACGTTATTAAATACATTTGAGTTGTATGGATGATTTCCATCAATCTCTTTAAATTTTTCTACTAATGCATCACTTATCTTTTTTCTTGCTGTTCTGTGTAATGATGCCATTATACTCTCCTAAGGCTTACTAATTTTTCTTCTGTTACGCCTAGTGCGAGTTCTCTTATGCTTTTAGCTATAAGAGGTTTTGGGTTATATCCTTTGGGCCATCTAGCTCTACCTGTGTTTTCAAAAGTTTCATAAGGTGATAACTGATAAGTATACTCCCCACTTATTCCTGCTTTTGTTTTTCGCAGATTTTGAACTTCTGTGCTATTTGCAAATCTACCAGTCTGATTTCTTAGTGCTGGTCTTCCCATATTATTTTGAACTTGTTTTGATAGTCGTTTATTTATAAAAGCTTCTATCTTTAAGAAACTACCTATTTCTTTTTCTTTTTGTTTTTCTTTCGGTTTTTTAATCGGCATAACAGCCGCACCTTTTACTTTTGCAGTAGCTTTTTGTCTTACTGGTTTTCTGCTTCCTGCTGGTGTTACAGCTTTTTTCTTGGGTCTGCGTTCAGTTTTCTTCATTTTTTGAGCTTTTGACTTAACTTTTTTAACAGTCTTTTTGCCCTTCATTCCACCTACAATAGTTGCTATTACATCGTCAGTAGCTTTTGAAGCAGGAGACTTAGAAAGCTTTCGTTTTGCATCTGTAAGACCTGGAGTAAGTACTATTATTTCTTCGATTGCTTTGTACCAAAACTTTTTGGCTTGACTTAAATCTGTTATCTCACTTCCGGGAAAATTCTTAGCCATTCTCATATGAATAAAAGAATCAAATTCGTAGTCGCCTACATCTTTTTTATGATTAATTTCTTCATAATCTAACTCAGTATTTTCTCTAAAAAGTTGAACTAAGTTATGACTAGTAAACCCATATCCTAAATTAACATTGGGCATATTCTGTTCGATCTCTCTCATAGTTATAACACCTTCTGTTGTTTTTTCCTTATGAGCAAGTTGAGCACCACCTTCTTTTCCACCCTCTTTCCAATCTTCAAAAGCATCAGCTTTTGTTTTAGCTATACCCTTACTTGATGTTCTTGTTGTTGTTGGTCCAAATAAATTGGAATCTTGAGGACCAGATATTAATTTCATGATCTTATCAACTTGAGGATCTAGTAGCCAGTTATCCCATAATTGTTTGGTAAAGGATTTAGCCATTGCATTTGATGCTATTCCTCCTGGTCTATCTCTACTTCCTGCTTTTTTTCCGCAAATAATTATTTCTAAATTAGGAGTACCACCTCTTATTCTCCTATTAAATAAATATACACCAGGACCAGGAACTACTCTTTTTGGCATTGGTGTAAGGTTATACTGTCCTAATTTATTTAAACCTGTAATCGTTTTTCTTAAAGCTTTTGTCCATACTGCTACACTATTCATTTTTACAAACCTTGGGTCTTTAGTATTTAAGTCTTTGAAGGCAAAATTTACTCCACCTATAAAAGATTCTATAGCTTCATCTCCTCCAAAAGTAAGTTGAATTATATATGTTGATCCTAGACCTTTTATTTTACCTGAACCTAGCATCTGGTCTTCAGCTTTATCTAATACCCCTTGTAAAAGTTTTTTTACTTGTTGTATTGCCATTAGCTATAGATTTTGTACATATCAAGTATTCTCTTAATATGATCTGGAAAACCTATATTGCCTCTGAGACTGGAGGATAACGGGTTTTCTACCGTTGCTCCAGAAATAGTCATTCTTTCTCTTCTTTCGTCTTTTAAGTAGTATTTAATTAAATCAAATACTGCTAGTTTTAAATCTTCTGGAGTCGTAGTATAACCTGCTGTGTATACTACCTTAACACTCTTGTGACCTTTTGGCCAGTACTTAGTACTTGAATCACTCGTACGAGTAATACTATCAGAATCGTCATTGACTACATATTCATATTTACCGCTACTGTCAGAATTTTCTGTGATTAGGGTGACATATGCATCTGCTTGTCCTGTTCGTTCTTGTACCGAAGTTACACTTATAATGGGAGATTCTTCCAAAATAATTGTATCGACTAAATCATCTTTAATTGTAAAGTATTCAGTCTTGGCACTACTTGCGTAGTCGATTATAGTAGTACTACAATAACTTTTTACTAATTGACTTACTTGATCAATAATGTGATTGATACGAGCATCATTTTTAACGCTTTCTAAACCGTTAAAGTCTTTGTATTGTTGTAATGTTACTAAATCTGCCATAATTTTTTCTTAAAAACATTGGAGGGAGTTACACCCCCTCCAAATATTCGCATTAGCTATTAACTAGCTTTGTACTGAAGTGCCCAAGTTGAAGTGGAAGCATCGATCATATCGGTGAATCCAAGTCTTTGAGAAGCAACAAGTACTCGTCTCTGATTAGCTACTTCGTAGTCAGATTCGATTGTTACACCTCTTAATCTAGGCATTACATAATTCTTTGCATAAACTGCTGCACCATAGAACTTTCCAGTTGCTGGTGTTTTGAATTCGTCACAGACGATGACTTTAGAGCCATATACTGAACCGATTTCGCCACGTAGTTTGACGGCATCTGAACCAACTAGATTAACATCTTGGAATTCTGCATCTTGTAATAAGTTGAAGTATTCTGTTGTGTTAATGATGTATACTACATCAGCTGGATTCATACCATATTTACCCATGTTCTTTCTAGCTTTTAATAAATCAAGAGCTGTTAAAGATTCTGAAGCAAATGCAGTTGCGGATTGAGTTTTATTAGAACCAGCCATAGTGATTAGTCCTTCAAAAGCTGCTCCACTTGTACCGTAAACGCCGTCTGCATGGTTACCCAAGAGTAGTGAGTTTTCAATACCTCTTGCGTGTGCTCTAACGATTGATTCACGAATCAATGGTAGAATTGGCAAGATTGCATCTTCTTCTGTCTCATTACCTAAGTAGGATTGTGAGATGAGTTTTTTGGTTGAAAGAGTTCTTTCAGTTAAGTCAATACCTGACATTGTTGAGTCATAAGTATCGCCTCTTTCTTCCAAGTTACCATGTGGGGAAGACCCGGTAGCTGTTTGGTTAGCTGTAAATTCAGCATACCCAGCATCTGGTAGAATTGGAATGATTTGAGTAGCTGAAGTCATTTGGATTTCTCTAAATAACGGAGCTAGTACTAGTTCTAATTGAATATCTCTTTCGATATTAGTTGAAACTGTTTGCTCAAAATCAGCGGAAGAAACACCAACACCTGAGTGTGCGTTTACTTTTTCCATTGTAGAGTGTGCAAGTTTAGTATCCCAACCTTTACCTGTTGCGAGTCCCATTACGTAAGCGTCATCAATATCTGCTTCGAATGCTTTTTTCCAGTCGCTAGACTGTCTGTCACCAAAGACTCTTTTTGATTCACGAATTGCTTCGATCTCAGATTTTTTATCTTTGAGTTCAGATTGAAGTTCATTAACAACTTTTTCTAGGTCATCATGCTTTTCTGAAACACGTTCTTCAACGTCTTTCATGAGCTGTTCAGCTCCTGACATTCCGACTTCGACTATAGTTTTGACTTCTTCTTGTTTAGCTTCTTTTTCAGCAAGTTCAACGGCTTGTTGTTCTGCTTTCTCTTCTGCGTCTGCAAGTTCCTTAGCTTTGGTTTCGGCTTGTTGCATTGCAATTTTAGCAGCAGTTGATTTTGCTACTTCTTCTGCGAAAGCTTTCAAGTCGATGTTAGCTTCGGGAGTTTTAGTGTCATTTGACATATTCGTCTCCTGTTTTGAGGTTTTACCCTCGGCTTGTGGCGCAGAAGTATTCTGAGCCTCGTTATTATTAAAGTGCGTTTTCCACTCGTTGTATTCATCCATGCTGTCAAATGACTTTGAAACCGAGAACATTGCTCCCTGGTTACAAGGTACACTTACAACTGATACTTCGAAGAGTTCGGCATCTTTTATTGTGTATCCATCCGTTTCTTTGTTATAGTCCGCATCCTTGACTCTGAAACCGACGGAAAAGGCCCCAAGAACACCATCTTTAATAAGATCTTTAATTTCGCCTGAAGATTTAGAGATTTTCGCTCCAAATTCCAAACCATTTTCTGTAACTTCTAGTGAAGTTGCGCGACCAATAGGTTTATTATAATCATGATTAAATAGAACGATTGGATTAGTTTTATAATTATCTAATCCATTCTTTTGAATCCATGCATCATGGTTAATAACATCTCCTGCTCGGTCGACTGCATTAGTAGACGCTAATCCTTTAATATCAACGCTACCGTCTTCGTCCTCTCCAAGAGTTTTAAAAGTATTTGTCCAATGAAAAATTTTCTCCATATGTACTTACCTATTCCTTAGCTTTTTTGGGAGCTGCCTTTGCTGGTTTCTCAACTGCTTTCTTCGGTTTAACCGTAGGAGCTGGTTCTGAGTTAGCTTTGGCCCATTGGTCTGGAAAGTTCACTTTTAACATCTGAGTCATGCGTGACCAAGACCCGAAAGGTCTTTTCGCAACCATAAATCTCATTGGGACGTCTTCGTTGCCCATAGATTTATACTCACTTGGTGTTAAAACTTTACCTTGTTTAGCAAAAAAATCTGCTAATGTTTCAAGTATTGCTTTCTTGTTCGCCATTATCCTGTTCCTCTTCTTGTGGTGGTTGTCCACCTTCTGTGGGGTTCGCTGCTGAACCCGCTATGTTAGCTGGGACTCTTAGTTCGTCGTGTCCTTCTAAAGGTTCACGTCCTAATTGGTCTCTAGCCTCGTTTGGAGTCATAATACCTGTGTTGACCAAGGTTGCATAGTATGCAGCTTGATCTCTTAACTCTGGTTGTAAAGCTGGAATGTCTGTAACATTCTCAGTCAGCTCAAAGCCAAAGTATCTTTCAAAAGCATATGACATCTTTCTTACTATTGGAAGAACTGTCTCCAAATAGTAAAGTCTGTGGTTAGGTCTAATATTAGCATTATTCCCACCGTCTAAAAGTATAGGTGGAACACCCATAGCTTCTAAAATTATTTTCTCATTCGCCGATATTGATGTCTGGAAATCCAGTTCTTTAAAGTTGACTTTTGTTAAAGCATCAACTTCAAGTCCACCATCTAAAATAAGAGGGCGTTTACCGCCGTTTTTGGGATTGTACCTAGTAGACCAGCTTTGCAGCATTCTTTCCTTTATTCTGTCGGAAAGAGTGTTAGGGCTCTTAAGTACTAATCCTGGAACTGCTCCATTCTTAAAGAAGTTATCTTGAAACTTCCTCATGTTGTCTAGTAAATACATTGTGCGATACGCTGGTTTTAACCTTGGAGTTCCACGATATATTGATTTAAATGAGTTTTCTTTAATATGTATTATTTCTTTCGTAGAATAGTCAACATGACCATCATATGTAAATTTCTCAATGTAAGTACTAGTATCAGAATGAATAGTTACATTCTGTGCTGGAAGATGATATAAATGCCTTCCATCAAAATATACGAAGATGTTACCGTCTATTAGTAAATCAATTATAAGATTTCTCTTAAATGTATTAACGTCTTGAAACGGATTCGGTTCTTTATTAAGTAATAAGTCTACGCGAGTTCTTCGAATATTTTCTACAACTGGCATAATACC